CATAAATACTTTTTGTAATAAGAAAGTGGACCAAAAACGGTTGACTTTTTTGTTTCTAGGCAATATAATTAAGGCACAGTGATAATTTTATCACGAACATGGCATAAACTAAGGAGAAATTATTATGGCATCATTGGCAGAAATAAGAGCAAAACTACAATCAATGGAAAGCAATTCTAAAGGTAGTTCCCCTGCTCAAAGCGACAAAGCAATTTACCCATTTTGGAATATCGATGAAGGAACAAGTACCGTTCTTAGGTTCTTACCTGACGATGATCCAAACAACACGTTCTTTTGGGTAGAACGACAAATGATTCGACTTACATTCCCAGGAGTGAAAGGCGGTGACGCAAAACCAGTTACTGTTCAAGTTCCTTGTATGGAAATGTGGGGTGAAACATGTCCCGTACTAACTGAGGTAAGACCTTGGTTCAAAGATGCTTCATTAGAAGATATGGGTCGTAAGTATTGGAAAAAGAGAAGTTATATTTTCCAAGGCTTCGTAACCGAAAATCCTTTAAATGAAGAATCACCAGAAAATCCAATCAGACGTTTTGTGATTGGACCACAAATCTTTAACATTATAAAATCAGCATTGATGGACCCAGAAATGGAAAACCTTCCAACTGATTATGTAAATGGTACTGATTTCAGATTAACTAAAACAACGAAAGGTCAATACGCAGACTATTCTACAAGTAAGTGGGCAAGAAAAGAAAGTGCTCTTACTGAAGAACAACTTGCGGCAATTGACAGCAACGGACTATTTAATTTAAATGAATTCCTACCTGCAAAACCATCTGCAGAAGGTGTTCAGGCTATTGCAGAAATGTTCCAAGCAAGTGTCGATGGAGAACTATATGATCCATCAAGGTGGGGTAACTTTTACAAACCCTATGGACTTGATACAGGAACAAGCACACAATCAACAGTTGCACAGGCTCAACCTGCTCCAGCAGTACAGCAACCTGCAACAGAGAGTGTGGCTCCTGTAAGTGAACCTGCACCTGTAGAAACGCCTGCTACTCCAGAGCCTGCACCAGCAACTGCACCAGCAACTGCTACAGCAGACGACAGTGGCAAGAAATCAGCAGATGATATTCTGAATATGATCAGAAACAGACAAACGTCTTAAGGAGGAATAATCATGCAGAAACCGTTTGACTTAACAAAGTTCAGAACTGGCATTACAAAAAGCATCACAGGTATTAGTGCTGGCTTCCATGACCCTACGGATTGGATCAGCACTGGTAATTACACACTAAACTATTTAATAAGTGGAGACTTCAACGGAGGTATTCCACTAGGTAAAGTCAGTGTGTTTGCAGGTGAGTCAGGTTCTGGTAAATCATTTATTTGTTCTGGTAACATTGTAAAAAATGCTCAAGATCAAGGATGTCAAGTAGTATTGTTTGATTCAGAGAACGCACTTGATGAAGCCTGGCTACAAGCATTAGATGTTGATACAAGTCCAGATAAATTATTGCGAATAAGTGTTTCAATGATCGATGATGTAGCAAAGTCATTATCAGAATTCATGAAAGACTATAAAGCAAATTATGGCGATCTGCCATACGATGAGCAACCTAAATTAGTGTTTGTAATAGACAGTTTAGGTATGCTCCTAACTCCGACTGATGTAGATCAGTTTCAGAAAGGTGACATGAAGGGTGATATGGGTAGAAAACCTAAGGCATTGACAGCCTTGGTTAGAAACACCGTCAACCAGATTGCACCATTTCCGATTGCTCTTGTAGCCACAAACCACACATACGCATCACAGGATATGTTTGATCCAGATGATAAGATTAGTGGCGGACAAGGGTTTATATATGCATCTAGTATCGTTGTTGCAATGAAGAAACTTAAATTAAAAGAAGACGCAGACGGCAACAAAGTTACAACGGTGCAAGGTATCAGAGCGGCCTGTAAAGTGATGAAGTCACGATACAGCAAACCGTTTGAAGGTGTGCAAGTAAAAATACCTTACGAAACAGGCATGGATCCATACAGTGGCCTCTTGGAGATGCTTGAAAGTAAAGAAATTGTTATTAAAACAGGTAACAAACTTGAATATACTTCGCCTGTTACTGGAGAGGTAATCAAAGAGTTCAGAAAAGGTTGGACTGGAGATAAACTTCAGGTAATTATAGATGAATGGGGACAGAATCCTAAAGCACAGGCAGATGTGTTTGAAGATGTTGATCCCGAAGACTTTGATCCAGAAATAGAGGAGATAACAGATGAGTCCTGAAATAGCACTCTTATATGATATCTGGGACAAGGTGAAAACCTATGTTTCCAAAAAAGAAAGACTAAATGTCGCTGAAGAAATAGTGAGAACATTCGATGATAACATTGATATTAACGATGTTGAAGAACATCTTAATCAGTTCGACTCTGTTATGAAAGCGGCAATAGTCAGCCACTTCGATCTTATCTCAGTTGATGAAGATGAAGATGAGGAGGAATGGGGTTATTAATGTCTACTTTTTATAACAAGATTGTAGATAACTTAGGTAACATAGTACCCGCTATTGAGTACTATGAACTACAACTTGAAGAAGCAAGATATGAATGTAAGATAAAGGGTAGCCTGGAGAAATCCAGTGCCGCCCTCCCTGGCTTAACTGAGTATCGTTTTAATCAACTTCAAGAGATTGAAGCAATATTAGAACACTTAAATATAGAACTTCGCAAAGAACGTTCTAAAACATTCCGAAAATATTTAGAAAATTACAATAGACAACTTAGCAGTAGAGATGCAGAAAAATTTGTTGACGGTGAACAAAGTGTTATTGATCTAACTCACCTAACTAACCAATTTAGTTTATTAAGAAACAAATATTTAGGTATAATGAAAGGTCTAGATACAAAACAATGGCAAATTGGACACATCACAAGACTTAGAACTGCAGGTATGGAAGACATTGTTATTGACTAAAACCATAAATTTAAATAATCTAGACGTAGAAAAAAGTTGGCAAAACTTTTACGACTTTACTGAACTATGTGAAGAATATCTATCTGAAGTAGATGATTATTCAAAATTACATTTTGATATAGTTTATTGGTCTGAAGGCACATTGTTTTTTATTAATAATAAATGGTGGCCTGAAGCCATTCATAATTTTTGTTCTAAGCATAATTTTCCAATAGAAAATATTACATTTAAAACAAGTTGCTTTGTGTTAAAAGAGAGTTATAAAAAATGGAAAAACATATATAGACCAAATGATAAATCTTTTAATATCAAAACAAGATCTTTTGGTTTGAATCTATATAAAACAAAAATTAAAACTGAAAATTTTAAACAAAGAAAATATAAATTTAATTGTTTAAATGGCAGAATGGTTGGTGCAAGACAAGTTTTTATGCTAGGTTTATGGCAAAATAAACTTTTAACTAAAGATGTTTTACAGGATAATATAGTTAGTTTTCATTATCATAAAAATGATTTTGAATGGGATATAGAAGGTATTGATATTCCTGAAGAACTTAACAATATTTGTCCTATAGAATTCGATATAATAAACAATTCAAATAATTACTTTGATGGTGCAGAAAGAAAACTGTATGAGAATAGTTTTTGTCAGTTTGGAGATTACAGTAATATCTATAATAATTCCTATGTTTCTATAGTTACTGATGCATGTGAAACAACATTAATTTCAAATCTACTACCAAAAGAAGATAATTTTGGTCGAAATGAATACTTAAATGAATTTTATGATGAAATGTTTATATCTGAAAAAACTTCTAGGCCTATTCTAAATTTACACCCATTCATTATATTTGGTACTAACAACATATTGTCTACTCTAAGAGATTTAGGATTTGAAACATTTGGGGACTTCTGGGATGAAAACTATGATACAGATTTGCATAATAAATTAGATATTATTTGTAAAAATATGCACCAAATAAATGAAATGTCACTAGATGAATTAGACACAATGTATAACAAAATGTTACCTATTTTAAATCACAATAGAAATTTACTGATAAGTAAAAAATTCTAATGAATGAATTTTTTGTTACTTTAGAGCATGTTAGTGATTCCGACTGGATAAACTTTGAAGATTTTACAGAAACATTGACCGGAGAGATTGTTGAATTTCTAGATACACACTCTCCTGATGAAGTAAAAATTACTTTTTCTTATACATCTGAATCATCGTTATATCTTATTGA